GGGAAAGCTGCACGTAATCAGCAAGCGATATACGCAGCGAATTGAGCGGCATAACCTGAATCTGAGGCAGCACCTGGCACGGCTGGGACGGAAGTCGCTGTCGTTCTCAAAATCGGTGGAGCTGCATGACAAAGTCATCGGGCATTATCTGAACATAAAACACTATCAATAAGTTGGAGTCATTACCGCCTCTCACGATATTACCTTTGTTGGTATTGTACAGACCGCTAAAGCGTCCGGTATGGAACGTTTCCCGCTGCCGTATGTGCTGACCAACTGCCATAACTCACTCTGCGCCGTCGGCGGCACTATTAACGGTGATGACCATGTTTTTGGTTTATCGGCGGCCCAGCGTTATGGCGGTATTTTTGTGCCTCCGCATATTGCGGTCATCCATCAATATATGCGTGAGATGATGGCAGGCGGCGGCAAAATGATCCTCGGGTCAGACAGCCACACCCGTTACGGTGCATTAGGGACAATGGCAGTCGGTGAGGGCGGCGGTGAGTTGGTAAAACAGCTGCTTAATGACACCTGGGATATCGACTATCCGGGCGTGGTTGCGGTGCATCTGACCGGAAAACCTGCGCCGTATGTGGGGCCACAGGATGTGGCGCTGGCTATCATTGGCGCGGTGTTCAAAAACGGTTACGTCAAAAACAAAGTCATGGAGTTCGTTGGACCGGGCGTTAGCGCGCTCTCTACCGATTTCCGTAACAGCGTTGACGTGATGACCACTGAAACGACCTGTTTAAGTTCTGTCTGGCAAACCGATGAAGAAGTCCATAACTGGCTGGCGCTGCACGGTCGCGGCCAGGATTACTGCCAGCTTAACCCTCAACCGATGGCGTACTACGATGGCTGCATCAGCGTTGATTTAAGCGCCATCAAACCAATGATTGCGCTGCCGTTCCACCCGAGCAACGTGTATGAAATCGACACACTGAACCAGAACCTGACCGACATTCTGCGTGAGATTGAAATTGAGTCCGAACGCGTGGCGCACGGTAAAGCCAAACTCTCGCTGCTGGATAAAGTGGAAAATGGTCGCCTGAAAGTGCAGCAGGGGATTATCGCGGGCTGTTCTGGCGGTAACTACGAAAACGTCATCGCGGCGGCGAATGCACTGCGCGGTCAATCCTGTGGCAATGACACCTTCTCGCTGGCAGTTTACCCGTCATCACAGCCGGTGTTTATGGATCTCGCCAAAAAAGGTGTGGTAGCAGATTTGATTGGCGCAGGCGCAATCATCAGAACCGCGTTCTGCGGCCCATGCTTTGGCGCGGGCGATACGCCAATCAACAACGGTTTGAGTATTCGCCACACCACGCGTAACTTCCCGAACCGCGAAGGCTCTAAGCCAGCTAATGGGCAGATGTCAGCGGTGGCGTTGATGGACGCTCGTTCTATCGCTGCGACTGCGGCAAACGGTGGCTATTTAACCTCTGCCAGCGAACTTGATTGCTGGGACAACGTGCCGGAGTACGCCTTCGATGTAACGCCGTATAAAAACCGTGTTTATCAGGGCTTTGTGAAAGGGGCAACTCAGCAACCGCTGATTTACGGGCCGAACATTAAAGACTGGCCGGAATTGGGTGCGCTGACTGACAATATCGTCCTGAAAGTGTGCTCGAAGATCCTCGACGAAGTGACCACCACCGACGAACTGATTCCTTCCGGTGAAACCTCTTCTTATCGTTCAAATCCGATTGGTCTGGCGGAGTTTACCCTGTCTCGCCGCGATCCCGGTTATGTTAGCAGAAGTAAAGCGACTGCTGAGCTGGAAAATCAGCGTCTGGCGGGGAATGTCAGCGAGCTGACAGAGGTGTTTGCGCGCATTAAGCAGATTGCTGGTCAGGAGCATATTGATCCGCTGCAAACTGAAATTGGCAGCATGGTCTATGCGGTGAAACCAGGCGATGGTTCTGCGCGTGAACAGGCGGCGAGCTGCCAGCGTGTGATTGGCGGTCTGGCGAATATTGCCGAGGAGTACGCGACTAAACGCTATCGTTCTAACGTCATCAACTGGGGGATGTTACCGCTGCAAATGGCGGAAGTACCAACCTTTGAAGTGGGGGATTACATTTACATCCCTGGCATTAAAGCGGCGCTGGATAATCCGGGTACGACGTTTAAAGGTTATGTGATCCATGAAGATGCGCCGGTAACGGAAATTACGCTCTATATGGAAAGTCTGACTGCTGAAGAGCGCGAGATTATCAAGGCGGGTAGTTTGATTAACTTCAATAAAAACCGTCAGATGTAAAAAGCGCCATGTGAATGTAGGTCGCATTCGGCACTTATTGTCGGATGCGATGCTTGCGCATCTTATCCGACCTACAAATCGCATCGAACCGTAGGCCGGATAAGGCGTTTACGCCGCATCCGGCAAATAGTTAATTGCTCTTACTTCTTCGCCTCTGCAACCACTTTACTACCCACGCCGCGGTTATTGTATTCCCACATGCGGTTGTAGTTAGTGTCATTCAGATTGCGCTGTATTTCGTCGTTATCATCTACGCTGCCGGTATTACCCGCAAACGGACGATTAGAGATCACCGCATCGGCCCACGGTTTAGCCGTGTTAAAACCTTCGTTGATGGCGCTATCACGGATCACCACCTGACCGTTGGTATTGGCATCAACATCCAGCGAGCGGCCCAGTTGCGCCACACCATCACCGAAAGCATTGAAACGGCTGTTTACGGCGAGGAAACCGTAGTAAATGTTGGACAGCGTAGCCGGTGCAAACACATACGCTTCTTGCTGAGTACGTGAGTTCACCACGCGGAATTCGGTGTTATCGAACACCACTGCGCCGCGACCAGAAACGATATCCACATCCCCTTCAATGTAGCTGTTGGTCACCAGCGTACGCGGCTGACGATTTGTTTCCAGACGGTTCTGCACACCGCTGTTGGTGACAAAGAAGGTGTTCTGACGACCGAGAATGTTAACGTTGTTAATCTGTACCTGGTCACCATCAGTACGCAGTGCCACCGCCGGATGGTTACCTGCATCTACGCTATCGCCCAGCGTGTTTTCGATGGTCAGATTTTGCAGTTGCAGGCCATTGTTTTGTGACCAGAAGACCGCAGAGCAGAGAACACCGATACTGTCGCTGCGTTTGCTCTGGCAGCTATCGTACATATACCACGCTGGTTTACCTGGCATATATTTGCCGCGCGGGTTGACGTCGTGACGCCAGTCGGCAGGGCTCATGCCACCATCAAGGGAAAGCCCAATCTTCACATCAATCGGTTTTTCACCTGTACCGTACAGAGTAATTCCACCCGGAGCGGCAGGGACATATACCGTTCCCTGATACTCACCAGGCATCACGGCAATATACTGGCGCTTGTTGGTACGCTTGATAATTGCCGCATCTACCGCCGCCTGAATCGTGGTATGCGTTACACCTTGAGTGCCCGCCGGGCCGACAACAAAGTCAGGTTGCGCAGGCAGGGTAATCGGGGAAGGATTCCACGCTGCAGCACCTGGTGTCAGGGATGCAAAATAGTGTTGAGCATCGAAATTCTGCGCTTCTTTTGCCGACAGAATCGGGCGAGAAGAGGTACCAGGCGCGGTTTGATCAGAAGGACGTTGATCGGGCGGGGTTGAGCTACAGGCGGTCAGCGTCACGCCAAAAGCCAATGCCAGCGCCAGACGGGAAACTGAAAATGTGTTCACAGGTTGCTCCGGGCTATGAAATAGAAAAATGAATCCGTTGAAGCCTGCTTTTTTATACTAAGTTGGCATTATAAAAAAGCATTGCTTATCAATTTGTTGCAACGAACAGGTCACTATCAGTCAAAATAAAATCATTATTTGATTTCAATTTTGTCCCACTCCCTGCCTCTGTCATCACGATACTGTGATGCCATGGTGTCCGACTTATGCCCGAGAAGATGTTGAGCAAATTTATCGCTTATCTGCTTCTCATAGAGTCTTGCAGACAAACTGCGCAACTCGTGAAAGGTTGGCGGATCCCCTTCGAAGGAGAGACCTGATGCTTTTCGTGCGCGCATAAAATACCTTGATACTGTGCCGGATGAAAGCGGTTCACGACGAGTAGATGCAATTATGGTTTCTCCGCCAAGAATCTTTTTGCATTTATCAAGTGTTTCCTTCATTGATATCCCGAGAGCATCAACATGCAATGTTGTTGGGATGGCAATTTTTACGCCTGTTTTGCTTTGCTCGACATAAAGATATCCATCTACGATATCAGACCACTTCATTTCGCATAAATCACCAACTCGCTGCCCGGTAACAACAGCCAGTTCCATTGCAAGTCTAAGCCAACATGGTGATGATTCTGCTGCTTGATAAATTTTCAGGTATTCGTCAGCCGTAAGTCTTGATCTCCTTACCTCTGATTTTGCAGCGCGAGTGGCTGCGACCGGGTTTGTTGTTATATGGCCTTCAGCCATAGCCTCTCGGAATGCATCGCTCAGTGTTGATCTGATTAACTTGGCTGATGCCGCCTTTCCCTCGTCTATGTATCCATTGAGCATTGCCGCAATTTCTTTTGTGGTGATGTCTTCAAGTGGAGCATCAGGCAGACCCCTCCTTATTGCTTTAATTTTGCTCATGTAATTTATGAGTGTCTTCTGCTTGATTCCTCTGCTGGCCAGGATTTTTTCGTAGCGATCAAGCCATGAATGTAACGTAACGGAATTATCACTGTTGATTCTCGCTGTCAGAGGCTTGTGTTTGTGTCCTGAAAATAACTCAATGTTGGCCTGTATAGCTTCAGTGATTGCGATTCGCCTGTCTCGGCCTAATCCAAACTCTTTACCCGTCCTTGGGTCCCTGTAGCAGTAATATCCATTGTTTCTTATATAAAGGTTAGGGGGTAAATCCCGGCGCTCATGACTTCGCCTTCTTCCCATTTCTGATCCTCTTCAAAAGGCTACCTGTTACTGGTCGATTTAAGTCAACCTTTACCGCTGATTCGTGGAACAGATATTCTCTTCCATCCTTAACCGGAGGAGGGAATATCCTGCATTCGCGCACCCATCGACGAACTGTTTCAAGGCTTCTTGGGCGTCGCTGGCGAGCGTTCCACTCCTGAAGTGTCAAGTACATCGCAAAGTCTCCGCAATTACACGCAAGAAAAAACCGCCATCAGGCGGCTTGGTGTTCTTTCAGTTCTTCAATTCGAATATTGGTTATGTCTGCATGTGCTATCTGCGCCCATATCATCCAGTGGTCATAGCAGTCATTGATGTTCTCTGCTTCGATAACTCTGTTGAATGGTTCTCCATTCCATTCACCTGTGACTCGGAAGTGCATTTATCATCTCCATAAAACAAAACTCGCCGTAGCGAGTTCAGATATAATTTCCACCAAAGGCAGTAGTTGCTGATGCTAAGAATTATTCAATATCTATTCCTGTAATATCTTTTATCTTTTTCCTTGCAAAGCCTTTTGCTAGTGATTTTGAAACACTTATTAGTGTACTAATTCCCTCATCCTTAAAGTTTGTTTTTATAGTTTGCCAGACCTCCTTTTGACGCAAGTCAGCAATAAAATCATGCCCTCTTGCTGTCAACCTCAGTGGTACTTCGATCCAACTATATCCAACACCTTCCCCTAACTCGTTGGACATTATATGACCGAACCCAGGTTTTCCATCAACCCTGACTATTAATTCGTAGTCGCATAATAATCGCATATGGAAAATAAAATTTTGGTCATATCTATTAAAGCCATTATCCTCTAGTTCACTAAGCATCGTGTCAGGGCCATGAGTTTTTTCGAATGCGATAAGTAGATCTTTTAGATATTGCTGGTCTAATTTCATTGCCGCCTCCGTGACATGTCACAGAGATTTATATCATTAATTTTGTTTCGTGCCAGCCTTTGGTCACCCAGCATTGTGAGTCACCATTACACGGGCATGAATTAACAGGAACTCTCTCGCCGCACTTACCGCAACGTTTTCTGCTGATCGATTTTATACGCCAGCGCACACGTGCATCATCCTGGCGGCTCAGTAACGCGATGTACTCACCAAACTCGTAAGGCGCATGCCTGAAGCGGCGCGTGGCTCAGTTACGATCCAGCATTTCAATTTCCTGAGCATCAAGTACAAGCTCCAGCTTACGCATACCGGATGATGCTTGCTTGGCTCTCTGATCGACTTTGCGCTCTGCTGATGATTTAGCCATTCTGCTTTTCCTGCATTAGGAGAAAGACAATCATGGCGGCGCGGATACTTCCGGTATCTTTTTACTCGATATTACCCTTCAATGGCACATACAAGAAGAGAGCCATCAACAGGAGTGAGTGAGGAATCGACAACCAGCAACGCTTAATTATCTATAGTGTCGTATTTGCTTCATAAAATATGGCGAATAACACAAAGCCCGCAGCAGCTCATTGTGCGGGCTTTTCTTATACATACTTCCTAGAGATAATTCTATGGAGGCATTAAATTAATACTGTCATTGGTAATATCATATTATCTAAAAGTCTTTCCACTTTTAACGTCTAGGTATATTCTGTTCGACAACGTCATTCCTCCGCAATATGTGAAATAGATGTTTTTCCCCTTATTGCTTGATGCCATCCACCCTCCGATTTCCTTAAAGTCGCTTTCCGTGCAGACCCCTTCGTTTATTAACTTCCTAGCTGCCGAAGAAAACTCTTTTTTGTATATACGGTAGTCATCAGATCCTTTGATTAAAGTATCATCTCCGCTCGCATTTTCAGCAGGATCTGATGGCCTTTCACTGCTAAGATCACTAAGTTTAACCCATTCTGAAAACTTGCCATTGACGATTCCGTTTTTTCTTGTGCAGGATTTATTACCTTCTTTAATATATTCGCTTTCCCCTCCCACACATGAGGCTGAATATGGCTCAGTTATACGAACCCATTCACCTTTTTTTTCTAGAAAATCTACGCCTTCCCTGAAAAATAGTTTCCCAGCCACTCCACATTTACTTGAAGGGCAGGTATGTCTTTCCGTTCGATCAACAACAACCCAAAGTCTTGATTCATTTTTTGCCATTGCCGATGGTATTTGAGATGAGACAATTAACGTAAGCCCTAAAATTAGTATTGATTTTTTCATTGTAATTTCCTTTTACTTTTTACAAAGCGTTTAATCATGGCTGATTATCTTTAAGCGTAGTAACAGCCTTGTGCGAAACATGTTACCAAATCGCCATTTCAGTGTATCCGCAGTTAGGCTGCCACTTCAAGGATTCCTAATTACATGGTACGTAAGCGTAAAATCCCGTTGGTTGTCGGGTAATAACTCTGATCAAATCTCCCTTGTCTTTTGCTCTTACGTATGCAGCTCTTGTGTATTCAACCCAGGCCTCCAGTTCAGCAATACGCTTACTTCCATCCGAGATAACACCTTCTACTCACGCTGCTCGTTGAGTTTTGATTTTTGCTGTCTCCAGCTCAACACGCAGTTTCCTCACCGTTAGCGCAATATCCTCGTTCTCCTGGTCGCGGCGTTTGATGTACTGCTGGTTTCTTTCCCGTTCATCCAGCAGTGTCAGCACAATCGATGGTACGCTGCAGGATAATGTCCGGTGTCATGCTGCCACCTTCTGCTCAGTGGCTTTCTGTTTCAGGAATCCAAGAGCTTTCACTGCTTCGGCCTGTGTCAGTTCTGACGATGCGCGAATGTCGCGGCGAAATATCTGGGAACAGAGCGGCAATAAGTCGTCATCCCATGTTTTGTCCAGGGCAATCAGCAGAGTGTTAATCTCCTGCATGGTTTCATCGTTAACCGGAGTAATGTCGCGTTCCGGCTGACGTTCTGCGGTGTATGCGGTATTTTCGACAATGCGCTCGGCTTCATCCTTGTCATAGATACCAGCAAATCCGAAGGCCAGACGGGCACACTGAATCATGGCTTTATGCCGTAACATCCGTTTGGGATGCGACTGCCACGGCCCCGTAATTTCTCTGCCTTCGCGGGTTTTGAATGGTTCGCGGCGGCATTCATCCATCCACTCGGTAACGCAGATCGGATGATTACCGGTTCGCTACCAGGGAAGAACGGGAAGGAAAGGTGAGCACGAATCTGATTTTCAAGGAGTGTCGCCAGAGTGCCGCGATGAAGCGGGTGTTGGCATTTTATCGCGGCAATTTTCAATAGACTATGTACATAAAAATATCATTTTTTTAATACATGTCTAATTATTGGACGAAATTGGTTTTTGCTTTGGTTTAGTTAGCCTAGCAATCAAGCCAGAGGCAATAATGATGATCCAAGCAATTTGATGCAATGCTACTCCAATATAAGAACCTTTATAGATAATAAAGGCATAGATCGCTAGAAACGAAATAAATATCCATAACGAAAGTTGATAAATTTTGGCGCGCATATTTAATCCAATCAATCAGAAAGACGAGTAATCATAGAGGTACTATCACCCGGGTAACTATTGCTATTATGAACGGATAGGATAGAGGCTTCAATAACATATGCATCAAGTATGATGGAATATGTAGGTGAAAATGACTTGTGTCAAATTTGTGGAAATGAGTACCATGTTTCTCTGAAATTGATGTCGTTAATGGCTAGTGATAGTGAACTTTTTTACTTTATAATTCCTTTGGTTATAACAATAAGGTAAATTTATGAAGAAGATAATATTATTAGCCATGATTATTGGTTCTTTAACAGGTTGCGCTAGTGTGCCACCATTGAATTTTTCAACACCTAACGTGGGAGTTAGCCAGAAAAAAATAGATGCTGAAATTAAGTCATTAACGGTATCACTTGCTCGTCCAGATGAGCAGAAAGGGGATATCACTGCTGGTATGGAGGCTATAACTCCAATTTGGCGTGAATCTTTGCAGGAAGCACTCGACCGAATGACTATTTTTCGTGATAGTTCACCAAATACGGTTAGCTTAAATGTTAAAGTGTTGGCTCTTGACGTTCCTGCTTTTGGTGTTTCAATGACAACTAAAGCAATTGCAAGGTATGAAATAATCAACCGTGCGAATGGTGATATTATATATACGCAGGATATTGAGTCTACCGGTACTGTTCCAGCCAGTTACGCATTCTACGGTATTGTTCGAGCACGCGAATCTGTTAATCGCGCGGTGCAAAACAACATAACGCAGTTCTTGCAAGCATTAGAAAGTGTTGATCTTTCTCGTCCAATGTTTCCTGTTAGGGTAGCTAAATGAAGCGATTATTCGTAATTGCTCCACTCTTAGTGTTGGTTGGATGCGCACAAAATATATCGCCAAATAGTTATTCTGTTGGCTCTGTGGGCATGGTTAATCGAACTATCGCTGGTACAGTTATTAGTGCTAGGGGGGTTGATATCAGTGGGACTTCCGCGTTAGGCGGGACTGCTGGGGCTGCCGTGGGGGCAACCGCTGGTTCTGCGCTTGGTGGGGGAGTTCGTTCTAATATCGTTGGTGCCGTTGGTGGTGCAGTCATTGGTGGTATTGCCGGGGCAGCAATCGAATCTTCAGCAACAAAACAAACAGGCATGGAATATGTTGTCGAAACTGAGAATGGGAATTTAATGACCATTGTTCAAGGCAAAGATCCGTTATTTACTCAAGGAAGTAAGGTCCTTGTTTTATACGGAAACCCTTCTCGCATAATAACAGACCCGCGTCACTAACATACCTTTTGATTTTGTAAAATCAATTCGTAATAATAAAGTCATCGGAGCTTGAACAACTCCGGTGACTTCTGCGCTAAACGGGGACGTTTATGCGCACATACAATCCAAACTCTCTTCTCCCTTCACAGATGCAGAAATGCACCTGCGATTTTTTGCATCCAGCGTCTGACCTCTGCGGAGGTGAAGCGTGAACCTACCACAAGATGGCATCAAACTGCATCGCGGTAACTTCACCGCTATCGGCCAGCAGATCCAGCCTTATCTGGAGGACGGAAAATGCTTTCGCATGGTGCTTAAACCGTGGCGTGAGAAACGCAGTCTTTCCCAGAATGCACTCAGCCACATGTGGTACAGCGAAATCAGTGAATACCTCATCAGCAGGGGGAAATCGTTCGCTACCGCAGCATGGGTAAAAGATGCTCTCAAACACACATACCTCGGTTATGAAACCAAGGACCTGGTTGATGTCGTAACCGGCGAAATCACTACTATCCAGTCGTTACGCCATACCTCCGATCTTGATACCGGAGAGATGTATATCTTCCTGTGTAAGGTTGAAGCCTGGGCGGTGAATATTGGCTGCCACCTGACTATTCCGCAGAGCTGCGAGTTCCAGCAGCTCCGCGACAAACAGGAGGCGTAATGGCTACACCGCTTATTCGTGTCATGAACGGACACATCTACAGAGTACCAAATCGTCGTAAGCGTAAACCGGAGCTGAAGCCTTCCGAAATACCAACACTGCTCGGATATACCGCCAGCCTGGTTGATAAAAAATGGTTGCGACTGGCAGCAAGGAGGAGTCATGGCTGATTTGAGAAAAGCAGCGCGTGGTCGGGAATGCCAGGTAAGAATCCCTGGCGTATGTAATGGCAACCCTGAAACGTCTGTACTGGCACATATCCGGCTGACTGGATTGTGCGGCACCGGTACGAAACCGCCAGACCTGATTGCCACCATTGCATGTTCTGCCTGCCACGACGAAATCGACCGCCGCACACATTTTGTCGATGCTGCATATGCAAAAGAATGCGCGCTGGAAGGTATGGCGAGAACACAGGTTATCTGGCTGAAAGAGGGGGTTATTAAGGCGTGAATACCTACAGCATCACATTACCCTGGCCTCCGAGCAATAATCGCTATTACCGCCATAATCGCGGGCGCACACACATCAGCGCAGAAGGGCAGGCATACCGCGATAACGTCACCCGAATCATTAAAAACGCAATGCTGGATATCGGCCTGGCTATGCCAGTGAAAATCCGTATTGAGTGCCACATGCCGGATCGCCGTCGCCGTGACCTGGATAATCTGCAAAAAGCCGCTTTTGACGCACTCACCAAAGCAGGTTTCTGGCTGGATGATGCTCAGGTCGTTGATTACCGCGTTGTGAAGATGCCTGTTACCAAAGGTGGGAGGCTGGAACTGACCATCACCGAAATGGGGAATGAATGATGTTTGAGTTTAATATGGCAGAACTTCTTCGCCACCGCTGGATGCGCCTGCGCTTATATCGTTTCCCCAGTTCTGTTTTGACCGATTACCGAATACTGAGGAATTACGCCAAAACCCTGACAGGAGCAGGAGTATGAAGTCAGAGATAACAATCAACTAATACTGTTTTATTGATTTTTGCTTGTAATTGGCGTTCTGGTCTGATTTTTGTGGAGTAAGTTGATGCGTGATATTCAGATGGTTCTTGAGCGTTGGGGAGCGTGGGCGGCTAATAATCATGAAGATGTGACCTGGTCGTCCATTGCCGCCGGTTTTAAGGGATTAATTACTTCAAAAGTAAAATCTCGCCCGCAATGTTGTGACGATGACGCGATGATCATTTGCGGGTGCATGGCCCGTCTGAAAAAGAACAACAGCGATTTGCACGATTTATTAGTAGATTATTATGTAGTCGGTATGACATTCATGTCACTGGCAGGTAAGCATTGCTGCTCTGATGGTTATATCGGGAAAAGGTTACAGAAGGCTGAGGGTATAATTGAAGGGATGTTAATGGCATTAGATATCCGGTTAGAGATGGATATCGTTGTTAATAACTCTAATTAATATGCCAATTGTTTACTAAAAATTATTAAAAATGGGGCGTTGAGACGCCCCCAAAAATAAAGGGTAATATATAACAGAAGGTTTATATAGTTAGAAGCAAGGTTGTGCTCCTAAAGGAAGTGGCTTGAGGGAGCCACTTATATGTTGGGGAGGCAAAGCCTCCCGCAACATATCTTTTAGTAATCAAATTAGAACTGGTAAACCATACCTACAGCAACGATATCATCGGTAGCAACGCCAGATGCTTTCGTGAAATCGCTCTTATCAATCAGGTTGATTTTGTAATCAACAAAAGTGGACATATTTTTGTTGAAGTAATAGGTTGCACCTACATCAATATATTCAACCAGGTCCTGATCACCCCACGCACCCAAGTCTTTTCCTTTAGATTGCAGGTAAGCAACGGACGGACGCAGACCGAAGTCGAACTGATATTGTGCAACTACTTCGAAGTTTTGTGCTTTGTTGGCAATATGGTTATTACCAAAAACAGTCATGTTCTGGGTTTCAGAATAGGTGGTAGCCAGATAGATGTTGTTCGCATCATATTTCAGACCAGCTGCCCATACTTCAGCATTTTGACCAGATGCATTCAGGCTGTTGTTACCGTAGATAACCTGATTATTAGTGCGGTCAGATTTAGCATAGGTTGCACCTACACCGAATCCTTCATACTCATAAGTAGTGGAGAAACCGAAACCATCACCATTAGCTTCAGTTACGTCAGTGCGGTCATTTTTACCCTGATACTGAGCAGCAAAGTTCAGACCATCAACCAGACCAAAGAAGTCATTGTTACGATAAGTTGCAACACCTGTGGTGCGACCAGTCATGAATACATCTGTTTGGGTCCAGGTATCGCCACCGAATTCTGGCAGAACGTCGGTCCATGCACCAATATCGTATGCTACACCGTAGTTACGGCCATAATCGATGGAGCCGTAGTCACCGAATTTCAGGCCAGCGAAGGCAAGACGGGTTTTATCTTTGGAGGAACCTTGAGATTCAGCGCGGTTGCCTTTGAATTCATATTCCCACTGACCGAAACCAGTCAGTTGATCGTTGATTTGGGTTTCACCTTTGAAGCCAAGACGGGCATAAGTAGTATCACCATCATCTGCATCATTAGAGGAGAAGTAGTGCTTAGCATTAACTTTCCCGTACAGATCCAGCTTGTTACTGTCTTTATTATAAATTTCAGCTGCCTGAGCAGACATCGCCATCAGTACTGATGCAGCTACAGCAGAAATTGCCACTGTTAATTTTTTCATCGTGAGCCCTTTTTTTGAACTATTATTAAAAAATGATGTCACTGCGCGATAAATATTCATCTAATCAATGTGATTATTTCAAGATGTAAGTTTTGGTTTCTCATTTGATTTGTGAAGTAGATCTCTATTTTTATCTGAACTTTTTCTATCGAATCCTATTCATGGCTCTTGGCTGAATAAAAATAAATCTATTAGCCAATTTATATTAATGGCTGTTATTTATAAGTGCTCTATAATTTGAAGATTCAATTTAAACCAGCTAAAAATAACGCTGGAAATTATTTGTTGGTTATTTGTTGAGATTTGCTTATGTATTTGTAGTGGTGTTTTCAATACTCGGTAGCATTCTCGCAAATATCATTTAGTGGTTTACGTACGTAAAAAATTGGTTATGCTGTTAAGAGTGGTTACTTCGTCACACAGCTTAAACCCGCCGTCGAGCGGGTTTTTCCATTTTTTGAGTCTCGATATTAGCTGATAACCCAATACCTGAGTTATTCACTGACTCCGAGTCTGTTAAGTTTCTGCTTTTTTGCGATACGTTGTATTCCCTCAATTTACACCCGCTTTGTCTGCGAGGTGGGGTTATGAAATCCATGGATAAGTTAACAACGGGTGTCGCCTATGGCACCTCAGCAGGTAGTGCCGGTTACTGGTTTTTACAGCTGCTCGATAAAGTCACGCCCTCACAGTGGGCAGCAATAGGTGTGCTGGGTAGCCTGGTATTTGGCCTGCTGACGTACCTGACAAACCTTTATTTCAAGATTAAAGAAGATAAGCGCAAGGCTGCGAGAGGTGAATAATGCCTCCATCATTACGAAAAGCCGTTGCTGCTGCTATTGGTGGCGGAGCAATTGCTATAGCATCAGTGTTAATTACTGGCCCAAGTGGTAACGATGGTCTGGAAGGTGTCAGCTACGTACCATACAAAGATATCGTTGGCGTATGGACTGTATGTCACGGACACACCGGAAAAGACATCATGCTCGGTAAAACGTATACCAAAGCAGAATGCAAAGCACTCTTGAATAAAGACCTTGCCACTGTCGCCAGACAAATTAACCCGTACATCAAAGTCGATATACCGGAAACAACGCGCGGCGCTCTTTACTCATTCGTTTACAACGTGGGTGCTGGCAATTTCAGAACATCGACGCTTCTTCGCAAAATAAACCAGGGCGATATCAAAGGCGCATGTGATCAGCTACGTCGCTGGACATATGCTGGCGGTAAGCAATGGAAAGGTCTCATGACTCGTCGTGAGATTGAGCGTGAAATCTGTTTGTGGGGTCAGCAATGAACAGAGTAACCGCGATTATCTCCGCTCTGGTTATCTGCATCATCGTCTACCTGTCATGGGCTGTTAATCATTACCGTGATAACGCCATTACCTACAAAGCCCAGCGCGACAAAAATGCCAGAGAACTGAAGCTGGCGAACGCGGCAATTACTGACATGCAGATGCGTCAGCGTGATGTTGCTGCGCTCGATGCAAAATACACGAAGGAGTTAGCTGATGCGAAAGCTGAAAATGATGCTCTGCGTGATGATGTTGCCGCTGGTCGTCGTCGGTTGCACATCAAAGCAGTCTGTCAGTCAGTGCGTGAAGCCACCACCGCCTCCGGCGTGGATAATGCAGCCTCCCCCCGACTGGCAGACACCGCTGAACGGGATTATTTCACCCTCAGAGAGAGGCTGATCACTATGCAAAAACAACTGGAAGGAACCCAGAAGTATATTAATGAGCAGTGCAGATAGAGTTGCCCATATCGATGGGCAACTCATGCAATTATTGTGAGCAATACACACGCGCTTCCAGCGGAGTATAAATGCCTAAAGTAATAAAACCGAGCAATCCATTTACGAATGTTTGCTGGGTTTCTGTTTTAACAACATTTTCTGCGCCGCCACAAATTTTGGCTGCATCGACAGTTTTCTTCTGCCCAATTCCAGAAACGAAGAAATGATGGGTGATGGTTTCCTTTGGTGCTACTGCTGCCGGTTTGTTTTGAACAGTAAACGTCTGTTGAGCACATCCTGTAATAAGCAGGGCCAGCGCAGTAGCGAGTAGCATTTTTTTCATGGTGTTATTCCCGATGCTTTTTGAAGTTCGCAGAATCGTATGTGTAGAAAATTAAACAAACCCTAAACAATGAGTTGAAATTTCATATTGTTAATATTTATTAATGTATGTCAGGTGCGATGAATCGTCATTGTATTCCCGGATTAACTATGTCCACAGCCCTGACGGGGAACTTCTCTGCGGGAGTGTCCGGGAATAATTAAAAACGATGCACACAGGGTTTAGCGCGTACACGTATTGCATTATGCCAACGCCCCGGTGCTGACACGGAAGAAACCGGACGTTATGATTTAGCGTGGAAAGATTTGTGTAGTGTTCTGAATGCTCTCAGTAAATAGTAATGAATTATCAAAGGTATAGTAATATCTTTTATGTTCATGGATATTTGTAACCCATCGGAAAACTCCTGCTTTAGCAAGATTTTCCCTGTATTGCTGAAATGTGATTTCTCTTGATTTCAACCTATCATAGGACGTTTCTATAAGATGCGTGTTTCTTGAGAATTTAACATTTACAACCTTTTTAAGTCCTTTTATTAACACGGTGGGTAATGACTCCAACTTATTGATAGTGTTTTATGTTCAGATAATGCCCGATGACTTTGTCATGCAGCTCCACCGATTTTGAGAACGACAGCGACTTCCGTCCCAGCCGTGCCAGGTGCTGCCTCAGATTCAGGTTATGCCGCTCAATTCGCTGCGTATATCGCTTGCTGATTACGTGCAGCTTTCCCTTCAGGCGGGATTCATACAGCGGCCAGCCATCCGTCATCCATATCACCACGTCAAAGGGTGACAGCAGGCTCATAAGACGCCCCAGCGTCGCCATAGTGCGTTCACCGAATACGTGCGCAACAACCGTCTTCCGGAGCCTGTCATACGCGTAAAACAGCCAGCGCTGGCGCGATTTAGCCCCGACGTATCCCCACTGTTCGTCCATTTCCGCGCAGACGATGACGTCACTGCCCGGCTGTATGCGCGAGGTTACCGACTGCGGCCTGAGTTTTTTAA